CATTGAGGACGGCGCGGCGCGTTGTCTGGTGTGGGATAAAGCCCGCGCTGTGCTGGCGATTGAGTTTTTCGAGACTGTGCTGCACCTGAACGGCGGCGAATACGAAGGGTTGCTGTTCAAGTTGCTGCCGTGGCAAAAGTTTATTGTCGGATCGCTGTTCGGATGGATGGGTGCTGACGGCTTCCGGCGCTTCCGTTCGGCCTACGTTGAGACGGCGAAGGGGTCAGGCAAATCCCCGCTGGCCGCTGGTATCGGAATGACCGGGCTTGTTGCTGACGGCGAGTCGCGTGCCGAGGTTTACAGCGCCGCGACGAAAAAAGACCAGGCCATGATCCTGTTCCGTGATGCCGTGGCGATGGTTGACCACTCCCCGGAGCTAACTACCCGGCTTCAGAAGTCCGGGACGGGTGAACGCTGCTGGAATCTGGCCTATATGGCGACCGGCTCATTTTTCCGGCCTATCTCAAGCGATGACGGGCAATCAGGCCCACGCCCGCACATGGCGCTGATTGACGAGATCCACGAACACAAAACGAATACCGTAGTCGAGATGATGCGGGCCGGCACGAAATCCCGTCGGCAAGCGCTGATCTTTATGATTACCAACTCCGGCAGCTCACGGCATGGCCCGTGCTGGGGTTATCACGAATACGGGGCCCAGGTAGCAGACGGCACGCGGATAGACGATTCGTTCTTCCCTTACATCTGCGCGCTGGATGAATTGGACGACCCGTTTGCCGACGAGGAATGCTGGCCGAAAGCCAATCCAAGCCTACAGGACGCAAACCTGCCGGGTTTTAAGTACATCCGGGAGCAGGTAACAGAAGCCAAGGGCATGCCTTCCAAGGAGGCCATCGTTCGCCGGCTGAACTTCTGCCAGTGGACGGATGCAGAATCGCCGTGGATCTCACACGAAATATGGAAAGGCGCGCTTCAGGACTTCGATATTGAGGAATTGCGCGGTCGGCGTGCCGTGGCTGGGCTTGACCTGTCCAGCACCACGGACTTAACCGGGCTGGTGTTTCTGGTCGAGCCGGTTGAAGAAAGCGAGCCGTGGAAGATCATCCCGTTTGCGTGGCTGCCCGATGCCGACCTGCAACGGAAGTCAGACACCGACCGCGTGCCTTATGTGCAATGGCACGCTGAAGGCTACCTGAGCACAACCCCAGGCCGCGCAATCAACAAGCGGATCGTGCTGCAAAAACTGTCTGCGATGTGCGAATTCTTCGACGTGATCGCGGTGGCTTATGACCGCTGGCGCATCGAGGACTTGCTGGTAATTGCGGAAGACGAAGGCATCAGCCTGCCGGAAATGAAACCGTTCGGGCAGGGTTACAAAGACATGTCCCCGGCGCTGGAAAACTTCGAGCGGATGCTGTTAAACGGCGAGATTGCCCACAACGGCCACCCGATTCTGACCATGTGCGCGGGTAATGCTGTTACGGACTCAGACCCGGCAGGCAATAGAAAACTGGACAAACAACAGGCCACCGGGCGCATTGACTTGATCCTTGCTGGCGTAATGGCGGCGGGTCTGATTAACGCAATCAACGAAACAGGCGACATAACCCAAGGCTTCGTGGAACTAGATTAGTCTGGCGTCTTGCCGTACTTCGGTAAGTTCATGCAAACAGCAGACGCAGCAAGCGCAATCGAATCGGGAATGGTGTTTATTCCTTTCTCCCAGTTCGTGATTGATCGCTTGCTGCACCCGAGTTGGCTGGCCGCTTCAGTTTGCGACCAGCCGAAACGCTTGCGTAGCTCGATTAGATCAACAGCGTTCATGCGGGCAGCACTGCTTTATCACCTTCTGTCGTTGTTTTAATCGAGCCTGCAATGAGCGCCAACTCAGCATTGGTTTTCTTTTGCTCGGCTATTAACAAGGACAGCTTGTCCTTTATCCCAAAAACGGCGAACGGAAGCAGAAACCAAAGAATCGCCAAAAAGAAAAGAAAAATAACAACGATTGCACCAAACCCGCCACTCATGTCCATGATAGAAACTCCTTATTAAGTTAAGAAACGCTGATTTATGCAGCCAGCGCTTGTTGCTCGTTGTGGTCGAGCGTTTTGGTGGTGGGGTACGAATCAAGGAATGGGATTTCAGGACGTTCGCCGCGCAGGGCGTGGTAGGCGAGTTGCACCTTGGCTGTGTGGATGATCTTTCCTGCTGTGTTGTTGATTTCTACTGCATCTTTTGCTTCCATTGTGCCATCGCGCAGGCCGTTGAACACGTTGATAAGGTCGTCACGAACTTCGGTGATAGTGGTCATTTATGAAACTCCTTGAGTTTGCGCGTGATTTGAACCTGCACGCGCTTCAGGTCGATAAGGGATTGCGGGACTTCTTTAATTGGTGTGTCTCGGGTTATTAGCTTTTCCACATAGCAGTCTGACAGCGAGTCAACGCGGGCTTTTTCGTATGCGCGTAGCTTTTCAATATTTGCTTTACGCCACCCGTTGATTCGGGCGCTCTCCTTTTCAGTGTTTGAGTTGTATCTGATAAAGGCGCGAGCCCGCACTTTCTCTGGGTTTGCCTCGCGCCATGTTTTGGCGCTAGCGCGTATTTTTTCGATATTTGTGCGGTATCGCGTTTTTTTGCTAGCGAGTACTTTTTCGATATTTGCTTCCCGGTAGGCCTTGGTGCGGGCGCGCTCCTTTTCAGTGTCGGCGTAGTACCGCAACCTCCGGTATGCGGCCAGACATGATTTGCATTGGCATCTGCCGACGCTAAAAGCATCAACCGGCTTGACCTCGCCGCACTTAGAACAGGTTTTCGTATCCATAGACACACAATAGCACATATGCCCGGCATTACCAGGGCTTTGCGCGCAGATATGCGTTAAACAGCACAGGACTAAATATGGGATTACTCGACGCTTTCGCCGCCATGTTAAAACGCGGTGGGGCCGAGTCACGCCCCGAAATAAGCAACGCCGTCACTTATAACGACACGGTGCTAGAGGCGTTTGGCGTAAATTCCGCGTCGGGTGTGGCTGTGTCGGCAACTACAGCGATGCGTGTGTCTGCCGTGTCCGCTTGCGTAACCAAAATATCTGGCGCAATAATTTCGATGCCGCTGCACATTTACCGGCTGAACGGTGGCGATATACCAGACAGGATGCCAAGGGATTCGTTGTGGTATTTACTCAACGAGCAACCCAGCCCGCAGTACACGTCCTCATCACATTGGGAGGGGGTAAGCATGGCTCAACTCCTCCGTGGTGATGCCTACACCCTTATTCGGCGCGGCATGAACGGCGGTGTGAGAGAGTTATTGCCGCTGCCGTGGGGCGCTGTATCGCCTAGGCGCACAGTTGAGGGCGGTGTTAGATACTACGTCAACCTGCCATCACACGGGATCGAAACATGGTTCGAGGCGTCAGATATTCTGCACTTCCCCGGCCTTGGTTTTGATGATGTGACCATGCGATCAATGTCTGTTATTCAGTACGGCGCAAAAAACGCAATTGGCAACGCGCTGGCGATGGATGAGTACAGCGGCAAGTTCTTCACTAACGGAGCGCACCCGTCTATCTCTTTGGAGGCGCCGGCAAAAATGAATGCCGAGCAGATCACGGCCATGCAGCAGGCTTTCGCCCGCAAGTATTCCGGCTTGGAAAATGCCCATAAATTTCCGCTGGTGCTAACAGAAGGCGTCACGGCTAAGGAATTGAGCCTGTCGGCTGAGGACGCACAACTAATTGAATCTCGCAGATACCAGGTGCAGGATATTGCGCGGGCCTTTGGAGTCCCCGGCTTTTTGATTAACGATAGCTCCGGGCAAACCTCATGGGGGCCGGGTCTGGAAACCAACGGCAAGGCGTTTGTGAAATACACGCTTAACTCCTGGCTTCGAAAGATCGAGCAGGAAATTAACCGGAAAATTTTTCCCAGAGACACCGGCAAGTTTGTCGAGTTCTACCGCGATGCGTTAGAAGAAGGCGACTTAGCCTCTCAGGGCGCTTATTTCCGCACGGCACTGGGCGGTCCGGGCGCGGGGGATGGGCACATGAGCGTGAATGAAGTTAGGAAGATAAAGCGTCTGGCGCCCGTTGAAGGTGGTGACGAAATCTACCGCGCACCAAGGGAATTGAATAAACCAGCACCAACGGAAGGCCAAACACCATGAACCAATTACTAAAACTGCACATTGACAACATTGCGCGTGAAAAGCAGCCTGTAAACGGCGCAAAAGGTACAGATGAGGCGACGGTGTACCTTTACGACATCATTGATCCTGATTTTGGGATAAGCGCCCTTTCAATGATTGATGCCATTGCGCAAGCTGGCGACGTGGCAACTTTGAACATTCACATTAACAGTCCTGGCGGCTCGGTGTTTGAGTCACGTGCCATCATGGCTGCGTTGGGGCGCTTCAACGGCAAGACGGTAGCCTACATAGACAGCTTGTGTGCCAGCGCTGCCACATCAATAGCACTGGCCTGCAACGAGGTTGTGATGCTAGAAGGTTCGCTGTTCATGATCCACAATGCCAGCGGCATGGCGTGGGGCGACAAAAACACCATGCGCGAAGTCGCTGATTTGCTGGAAAAGATCGAGCTTTCGATTGTCAAGGATTACACCAGCAAGACAGGCAAGGATGATTCCGAGATTATCGCAATGATGGACGCCGAAAGCTGGTTCACGGCGTCTGAGGCATTGGCTCACGGGTTTGTAGACCGCATCGACGGCGGCA